CTATCGTCCTTTACTTCACCTGTGCTTGCATCATATGCGACTTTATTTTTATACTTATTCATAATGTCGCCGATATACTGTTCAGCCTTGAGTTTCGGGAGGTTTCCGACATCAATATAAAATACTCTGCGTTCAGGCGCGCGTGTCCATCTGTATATCACGACAGAATCTTCTACCATTTTAAGTTGATTGAGGGCTTTGATTGCTTTATGCAAATGTCCAATGACATGATTTTTTCGACTATCTTTCAAGCCAGAAGTTACATGTGCAATTGCATCTATCGAAATTGGAATACCGGACTGCTTATCTACAGTTCCTAATCCCTTTTCGTTGTAAAGATAAAATTCTTTGACGCCTTTAACAAGATTATTTTTATTTTTATCCATGCCTTTTTCGACATGTTTAACTTTTTTAATTCTTCTTGGATCGATTTTTCTTAATTCTTTGATGCCATCTTTGGGTTTGTTTTGATCGATAATGATATGATAGTAAATCCTACCATCTACATACCAGCTTTTGAAAATATCATATCCATTTCTATTGAAATTCAATAGACTCAACACAGAATTAAATTCGTCTACTACTTTTTTCTTAATCGGTTCTGATAAATCTAAATTTTTTGTGAGAAGTTTCACTGGAGCATCATCAGCTTCGTTGACAATAGCTTCTGAAACAATATCATCAATCGCAATTTCAACTTCTGGATTGATAGACATATCTCTATATCTGTCAATAAGTTCAGAATCACTTTTTGCACCACCGTCTAAATCCAATGATGTCGAATAAAAATTACTAGAAACTGTAAGGTTGCCATCGTCATTCGCACTCTCAGCGGGCACGAATGACTTTAGCTCTTTAGTTTCTTCATTAGTTTTTAAAAGGGTAAACCCAAATAATTTAACTTCCATACTATATCCTGTCTATCAGACTATTAGCTAACGCCGATTTGGGCGTTCGCGTCTTGGTGTTGCCAATAATCATAAGCAAATGTCACTGTAAATTCTTCAATAGAGTCGTTAGTATCCCAACCAAGTTCGATTGTACTGATTTCTGTGGGGAAAAGTCCCATGAATTTATACTCTGCAATCGGCAACGCAGTTGAAGATTTTCCAAAATGTTGGACAATAGCTTCAGCTTTATAACTTTGAGCAGGAGCTCCCAAATCATTTCCTACATGAGAATTTATTGTTTCCATCCATTTTTCTAATGCATTTCTAATTCCAAAATTTTCTCTATTGAAAATGGTAACAGTCCAAGGTTCGAATGTTCTATTGCCGGCAACTCTAATTTGTCTACCGAAATATGGAACGTCAACCTGTGCGATAGTCGCAGAAGGGATTTGCGCTGCTTTTACTTCAAATTGTCCGCCGTTAGGAATTACTATTCCATTCGGAGCCGTAATCATAACAGAGAAAAGATTCGGACGAGCACCCCCGTCCGAAAAGTTTGATTTAAATGTGTCTACATTAAATGCCATTTTTGTTTATCTCCTAATTGTTTATTTTTATTTATATTAAACTACACCAACGATTTCATCAAAACTTACACCTGTGCGTACTGCAACAAAGTTGAGTTGGATAAAGTTGATAGAACGTGCTGGTTGAATGAAGATATCGCCGACAAATTGATTGGAATCAATGACATTCGTTGTGTTATTTGTACTATCACAAACTACTTTAAAGTCATAAATACCACGTCTACCTTTAATGTCCCGTAAGAATGGTTCAATCAATGATGTAAACTGTGCGCGTGTAAATTCATCGTTAAATTCAAACAATGTGAATTTTGCAGCAGTTGCAATAGATTTTTCAAGAACAATAAACAATCTTCTGACATTGATTCTATCAAAAGCAGATGGTTTCATTGTAAATGTTTTATCGCCGAAAAGAACAGTACCTTGTCCAGCAAAATTGACTACTGGATTGATTGCATCTTTATATAGAGCATCGCGAGCACTCTTAGTCTGTTCCATCATAGTTTTTACAACACCTTTGTAGACACCACGATTGAAACCGGCAGGAGAGAACCATGCATCCCTGTCAACTTCACTTCTTACCATCAAACCTGCTGTATCGCCATTGAAAGGTACATATCTGCATTTGTTGTTATACTTATCAGACATATATTTGTAGTTAGAGTCTGCAAATGCATAATTACTCTTCGCCACTGTACCATAGAAAGTTCTAGTGTGTGTAGTTCCACCAGCGGATTTATCTGAAAGTACAACAGACTCAGTTGGAGAAATACATGCGATACAGTCTTTTCTAGTCGCAGCAATATTAATGATATGATTTACCATGCCAGCTGGACTTTCCGAAAGATCAGCACTTTCACCTTGCATCAAAAACGAAACATCCACAGTTTCGGTGTCGGAATATAGAGTAAACCCAGATTCAAAATTGCCTTGCTGTGGCGCCTGACCATTATATCCATTTCCGAATGGCCGAGAAATATATACTTCCGAACCATCAGCTGTAGATGCAACTTGATTTAATTTTGCAAAATCGCGTTTGATAGAGCCTGGGGTTAAACTAAGATTTGATCCCCAATCCATACCTGATGTTTGTGGGTGGTTTACACAGAAAACATAATTGGAATATGTATTAATATAATCTACATAATAAATATTTTGACCTTCGCTACTTGTTCCGTTTCCTGCTTTAGACAAGTTTTCTAAAATTTCTACGGTCGTTACAATTCCATCTGAATTTACTTCTGTTACAATCAAACTAAGTCCTTGACTTATTGTTTCCTCGCCAATTTGAGTTTCAGCAGGGTCTATTGTTCCATCATTTGCTCTTGGTTTGCCAGACAATCCAGAAGCGATAGATGGTTCTTCAGTAACAAATGTATCGTATGAAGATTCATCTATCAAATATACATGTAAATTATTAGCCCAATTTCCCGGCGATCTAGCAACAAATTCATGTCCTGTCAAATTCATACCAGATGTAGAACTTGCAAACAAATTAGAATCGCCAAAAGCATCTGAATTTTTCATCAATACTTGAGCAGAATCATAAGTAAAACTATTTGTCAATTTACTGCTTACCGTGATAAGCACTGTGTCGGCAGTTTTTGGTTTGAAATTGGCGTTGTCAACAGCACCACCAAAGGTTAGATTTGCACCATCAGTAGAAAGAATATATTCTCCCAATTCAGTACCGGCGTTTGCAACAACATCGTTAATTTTAACCTCGATGGTTTGTCCATTAGCAACATCGACAGGAGTTTGCAGTTTAAATGTTTTCTGTCTTGGTACTGTAACAACTTCTGTTTGCATAGTTCTTGGCAAATTAGAAGTATAAGTGATAGTATTACTGTTCGCAGTAACCGAATAATCTGTAACGCCGTGTGTTATATCGGTGTCCGTATTACCATCAGCATCATCAGGAGTTCCCGATTGGACAGATCCAACCAAGTTACCACTAACTGCCGCAGCGCCAGGAGCTTTATTTAATGTAAAAGTTGATTGTTGTGCGACAACAATAGTCACCGTATCAACTACACCAAGATATGGCAACATGCCAGGCTCAACAGGTGCTGTTGATTTTGAATGATTCATTGCAGTATTAGAACTTGGCATATAGAATGCTTGATAGAGAGCATGAGTATAAGCACTTACAGCACTAAGAGATAACGATGCTCCTGCTGTCTCTGTCGAATAATTATATGTCTCTGACAATTCTACATCAGCACCACTAACAGCAGCAACAAAATAAGTAGTATGTGGTTTTAGTCCAACTTCAGATACCGCAGCACCCGAAACAACTTGATCAGTGTGATAAACTACTACATCGCCCTTAATAAGACCGTGTGTTGCTGGTAGGGTCATTGCGGTGCCCGATGCAGCACTAGCAGCACCACCATATGTTGTCGAATAATGCACATGGGAAGCACCATCACCACCATAAATACCAGAATCTGCTAGATTAGCAGTTGATTGTCTGGTATATAATGGATAAGTAAATCCTGCTGTCATGTCTTCTGCTTCAGAACCCGAGGTAACTAATCTTTTGCCTGTCGATCCGCCATGATATACGAAATATGGACCAGCAGATGTTCTTTGACCTAAGTTATGAGTAAAGTCTATTTGAGAACCTAGAAATACACCCGATCCGTCTAAGTTGTCACTTAGAGAATATCTATTTGCTGGTATAAGACCTAAATCATCAGTATTCGTTACAGTGGAATTACCCATAAATACTGAAACGTCACTGGCTAGAACTTTTCTCATTGCGTGATCACCAGCTGCAGCACTTGCGGGGGTCACCAAAGTAACAGATGAAGCAATCGCAGTACTAGATCTTGGTTGTAGAAATTGTGGCGTTGCATTGCCAAGAACTTCTTCAATACCAGTATGCAAGTTAAATTGTGTTCCTCTGGCCACTGTAGAGTCTATTTTAAATTCTTGTCTGGATGAACCATACAAAGTGGACACATCTTGATCTTGTCCGGTAAATGTTTGAGTACTTGCAACCGCAGCCGCTGCGGTTACTTTACCAGACAACGCATTTCTTGCTTTGTCTTGACCATCGCCATCTGCAACAACTCTTACAACTTTTAATGAATCGCTATACGACAAAAAGTTCGCGGCAGTATACCACGATTTATAGTTAGTGTCATCGGGCGATCCGAAAGTATTCAAGAGTTGTTCTTCGCTTGAAATTTCGACTACTTCACTTACTGGACCTTTGGCGAATCTACCGACAACGGCACCAACATTCGTGATTACAGCTGGAACGCTGGTTGACGCATCTATTTCTGAAATGTTTACGCCGGGGCTTACTTGGAATGCCATTTTTTAATCTCCTTTGATTTTTATTTAATAGTATTTTGTATTTATTTATAAAAACTACAAACTCACTTATTCTCAAAATCAGACAGTGTGGTCATTCGGATTGACTCTCCATAAATCCCCACTGTCATCTACAAAACTCTCATCGTCGAGCCCACTTGATATGAATCCAAATGGCAACATATCCTCTTCTAGATGTCTCATTCGTTCGTCATATATTTCTCTTCGAATGTCCACATCACACATGGATTTAAAATATGGGTCGGTTGTCATCCATGCAAATAATATTAAAGTATCCACAAGATCGTCATTCCTACCCCTTTCAGCTTCAAATTTTGGACCTTTTTGGACAAATGATGTCAATTCGTTTATTGTTTCATAATCACGAATATATAATTTATCTTCTTCAATTAAACTTTTTAAATTCATACAACCAATTTTTTTAGTTGCCTTTGTGGTTCTGATTCCTAAACTTTTATTTGAACCGCCAAACCCACCACTAATGCTCTGGCCCTTTCTATTATCGCTCGATATACTTATTAGATTTACATTTTCCAAATCGTGATACAATATGTCACTGACCTGTTGACCAACATCATTTATTTCAACTAAAATTAGTGCTTCGTTATATACATCTGACATTCTATTGATAACAGTTGGAAAAACCATAGGTGGTATTTCATTAGATCTAAAAGTTACTACCTGTTTATATGGCGTTTCGGTGCAGTCAATTATAGAAAATGCTGAATAATCCATTCCTTTTCCTCTTGACACATCTACTGTCATAAAGTATATGTTATTCTTTTTGGCCTTTTCGTATATTTTGAGAGACCCATTTTCTAATTTTTGTCTTGGAATTTTATATGGCATGTTTTTTAATTTTGTAAAATTTATCAGAGTATTCGTGCTGCCTAGAAATTCCGTATCAAACTCTTGTCGAAACTGTTCTGCGCTGGTATTCTTAATGGTCTCAGCTTTCCATTTTTCATCTCTGCCGGGCACTTCTGACCAATGCACTTCAATAGGAACATAAGAATTTCTACCTTCTTCTGCATCCACCCACAATTTGTAAAAGTGGTTCATACCTTGTGGTGTGGACACGATAATAACTTTTGTTGATTGCCCAGATGAAATAGTTGGATAAACTGAATTGAAAAATTCTTCTGCAAGTTCGATAGGAACAAACGCAAATTCGTCAAGAAACAAAATATTGAAAGATCCACCACGAATCGCAGAAGATGATGTCGCAGCCGCAATAATTCTAGAACCGTTTTCCAATTCTATATTACCTTTGTTCCAAACTTCAACACCCTGTTGTAACCATTTGGGAAGATGTTCATAGGCCATTTGCAATCGACCTAACAATTCTCTGGCAGTTGCAAGTTTGTTTGCAAGTAATGCGACCGAGACATCTTTGTTAAATAGAATGTAATGTAGAAAAAATGCAATACTGGTAATGGATTTTCCCGACTGTCTACCAATTTTACAAATAGTAAAACGATTATCATAAAAGTTTCGAACCATATTTTCTTGAAATGGATACATGTTAAAATTTACTAAACCCTGATCAAGATTGACAATTTTAACATATGTTTTTATAAAATGTATAGGATCTTCCATACATTTTACATATTCTTTTGCTTGTTCTTCTGTCCATTCAATTTGCACACCCGAACCTTTTAGATTTGGATTATTATTATAA